CCTAGATACGGGTAGTGCCCGACCAATAACCATTGCAACTATTGTGAGAGAGCTTGCCCCGGAAGATAGGCCGAGAATTGAGCCGGAAAAAGATTTTGACGTAATCGAAAAGCCGGTTGGAGATTCAAGGCTGCTGGGGTGGCTGCTCAACGAGACAACGAGAAACCATTCAAAAGTAGTTGAGCAATTGTCGATTGATCGTGAGGGGCAAGCCATCAGATACGTAGCTGATTGGGATTGCTGGATTATTTACGACGGCTGTAAGTGGATAAGAGACCCCAGAGGCTCAAGGATTCATCAACACTGCAAGGAATACATTAATTCACTTTCAGCTAGAATTCCAGACAACGGCGATTCTGAGCAATCGGCGAAAGCAATGGGCTGGATTAGTAATTTGCTTAATTACAATCAGACGATGGGCGTTGTAAAGCAGGCGAGGGGCGAGCGAGGTTTGATGCTAACCGTTGCTCAAATTGGTGAAAATCCTTATCTACTAAATTTCCAAAACGGAACGTATGATCTTGAAACAGACATTTTCAGGGGCCATAAAGCAAACGACTATATTTTTCAC